CAGGAGCAATATTCCGATTATCCGAAGAATTTAAAGAGTCACAATATTAATAGAAAACAAATAGGATTCATGAAATCTACCGATTGTCTATAAAATCAGATGTCCTCAAGCCTTTATCAGGAAACATCTTTACTTTTTTCCTTTGAACATTTTTCAAGTCACGCACAATGGTGCTGGAAAGTACCTCTGAATAAATCTGTGTGGTCTTTACGGAAGTATGTCCGAGCAACTTCTGGACTGTTGTAATCGCAACTCCCTGATGAATCAGCAGGGTGGCACAGGTATGACGGCTCACATGGTAGGTTATCCGCTTTTTGATACCACATAACCCGGCCAGCTTTCGAAGCTGCTTATTCACTTCCGAGTTACAAGGCAAAGCGGCAAAACTTCCGATATCCGGATAACGGTCAAGAATGCCCAATGCCCTGCTTTCAAACAGCAGATGTAACGGCAGACGGATTTCCACCCCTGTCTTGACGGATTTGAAGTACAGCCACCGTTTGCCGTTTACTCTAATGAAATTCTCAGGTGTGAGCTGGCAGAAGTCAGAATAGCGCAATCCGGTATAACAGCAGAACAGGAAGGCATCGAGCACATGGCGCATGGACTCCTCTTCCACCTCGACCGTTTCCAGCTTCTTCAGCTCGTCCGGGGTAAGAAACTCATGTCTGCCCTTCTCCTGTTTGATTTTGTACTTTCTGAACGGATAAGCATCTGCGTGCATATATCCCTGGTTGAT